GGAGCGATGGCGGCTCTCGGAGTTGGTGCGCTGGTTACAAGTTTCGCGAGAACTGTTACAGAATCGGAGAGATTGAAAGGATCTCTCAAGACAATGACCGGAAGCACTGAGAACGCCGCTTTCGCGTTTCAAGAATTAGAAAAGTTTGCTCCTCAAACTCCGTTTACTCTCGATCAATCGGTTGAGGGTTTCATCAAGCTCAAAGCTCTTGGACTAGATCCATCAGAACGCGCTCTGCGCTCATATGGCAACACGTCGGCGGCGATGGGTAAGGACATGATGCAAATGATCGAAGCGGTCGCCGATGCTTCTACGGGCGAATTTGAGCGTCTGAAAGAGTTTGGTATTAAAGCAAGTTCAGAGGGCGATCGAGTCTCTTTAACGTTTCAGGGAATGACGACAACGATCGGTAAGAACTCAGAAGAGATTCAAGAGTATTTGCTCGGAATCGGTGAGACAAAGTTCGGTTCGGCGATGGAAGATCAAATGAAAGCTATTCCTGGCTTGCTGTCAAATTTAGAGGATAGCGTCGGGGCTTTATTTAGAAAGATTGGAGACGTTGGCGGAATAGAATTATTTGCTGGCGCTATATCTGGCGCGAGCGCGATCGTTGTTGGAATTACCAATAACATTGATACTCTGGCGATAGGACTTGGCGCAGTAACGGCTGGATTCCTTGCTTTTAGTGCTGGATCAATAGCCGCTTCAATAGTCTCAGGGTTGACCAGAATTAAAACCGTGGTTTTGGCTTTAAATAAGGCAGTTCGAGCGAATCCGATTGGATTTGTTGCGGCGGCTTTGGCAACTGCGGCGGTCGCTATGATAGCGAACTTTGACGCAATAAAATCTGCCGCAGAAAAGGCCGGTATCAATATCGAGATTGCATTCCATAAAGTAAAAATATTTTTGATGGAAGGTTTTGTGAGTGCGCTCGATGCTGTTGCTCGCGGATTCACGAAAATGAAAAACGACGCAATCGCGACAATGGCCGCAGTAAAAGCGGCGATATTAAACCCGACGGACGCGATAAATACTTTTAATAAGACATTCGATGCAACGGTTAAGAATTTGGGCGTCGGAAGAACGAAGACTGATTTGTTTTCTGCTTCAATTACAGCAAGCCAGAGCAGAGTCGGACAGTTAAACAGAAAATTATCTGTTTTAAATACAGAGGTCGTCGAATCAGATGAAAACTTTGTAAAAGCCGAAGGATCTCTTTCTGATTTTAAAGGTGAGATCGATGAGGCGGCAGTTGCGGCGACAGAGTTGGCCTTACAGAACGAAGAAGCGCGAGTTGCAACGCTGGAACTTCTTGGCGAGATAAGTAACGAAAAAGACGCTCTAAGCATGACAAATGCGGAGATTGCTATTCGGAACAATTTGCAAAAAATAGGAGTGGAGGCAACTTCGGAACTCGGGCAACAAATAGTCGCGGCGACAACAGAATTGCACAAAGAAAAAGATGCTTATGACGCGGCGGCGGATGCGGCAAAAGAGTTAGAGAAAACCGCAAAAGAAGTTGCGGAAGAAAAGATCAAAGCATTTGAAAGAACCAGAGACACAATCTCTCAGTTTTTTGTTGATACTTTCGAGAACGGAAGAGTTAATTTCGGAAAAATAGCCAATTCATTCAAGAATATGATTATCAAAATGCTCGCTGATTGGGCGGCTTCAAAGATAGCCGAAACAATGACGAACACGTTCAGCGGTATCGGAACTTCGATTAGTGGCATTTTTAGCAATATAGCATCCGGTGTCGGCGGTGCGGTCTCATCAATGGCTTCATCGGCCGCTTCTGCGGTTGGAAGTTTTTTGGGTGTTACAGGCGGAACTGCGGCTGGAACTGCGGCTGGTGGCGCGGCCGGTAGCGCGGCCGGAACTGCCGCTGGAGCCGCTGGAGGAACTGCGGCCGGTCTAACAATAGGCGGAACACTTGCGAGCGCTGGTCAATTTGTTGGCGGAATGTTCGGCGCTGGGACGGGTATCGCGGCCGGAACCGTAGGGCCACCAACTGCGGCGGCGGCGATGGGTTCTAAACTTGGCGCGGCTTTATTTAATCCCGTTACAGCGGCCATTGCGGCGGCTCTCGCTGTTGGTCATTTGGTCGATGAAGGAGGAACTCCAACTTCAGCGGCCGGAATAACAATGGCAAAAACGGCGGGAATGAATCAAAACGGACAAAATACTTTCGCCATTCCGGAGTTTGAATCTGGTTTCGCTCCGTTGGGATTTAAGCAAAACGCAACAGACGCAGATGCGGCCAAAGCGATTGCTCCGATCAGAGATCTCGACGCTATTATGACCACAATCACAAAAAACGCAGGGTTTGATGTAAATCTTGCGGGTCACACTTTTAGCGGTGTTGGTGTTGAAGGTAGCGGATCGGGAACATTGCTTGGCGCATTCATCGAAGAAGGCAAAGAAAAAGGTCTTTCGATGGAAAAGCAAATGGATAACTACGCCAAAGAATGGGTTCACGCGGTCGGCGCTAGAAACGGAATATCATCGAGCTTTATCAATGAAGCGATTGGAGGAAAAGGCGCAGAAGGAATTCTTCAAGAAATGGGAACAATTTTGAGCGCAAAAAATGCTCCGGCTTTGGAAACAATGTCGATCGATAGGTCAAACGCCGCAACTCAAGGATTGTTTGATTTTATGAGAATGCAAGATGTCAAAAACATAAACGGATCGCACGCGAACGGATTGCCGAGCGTTCCATTCGATGGATATATTGCCGAGCTTCACGCCGGAGAAAGAGTTCAAACAGCAGAACAGGTTCGCAACTCTGACAGAATGAGCGAAGAGATGGGCGGATTACGGCAGAGCATGGAAGAAGTTCTGATTGTCGTCGCCAGAAATACCGGAAAGCTCTTCCGGCTCAATGATCGCTGGGATAAGAACGGCTTACCGCCGTTTAGGACATAACAAGATGAAGATAATTCGACCGGTCACAATAACGGACTCAGTATTTCGATCGTCAAATATTCCGGAAGCAGATCAAGCTGAATGGGTAAGTTCAACGACTTATCACGTTGACGATTTGGTAATGGTTACAACAACGGCCAATGGTGCGGCGACTGCGACTCATAAAATATATAAATCGGCTCACAGCAATGCCGGAAATGATCCGACGATTGATACCGGAACAAACTGGACGGAAGTATCCAGTACAAACAGATGGAAAATGTTCGATACAGTTGTTCAGGACCAGACCGTTGCTGATACTGGAACTTCGACAATAACATTTGCTGTCACGGTTGCTAACTCAGGCGGAAATAAATATTTCATTGATAACACGTTGCAAGCGACGGTAAGTTTGAACGAAGGAAGAACTTATCGCTTCGATCAATCAGACGCAAGCAACGCAGGGCATCCGTTACGTTTTTCTACGACTTCGAATGGTACGCATGGCGGAGGATCAGAATATACGACAGGCGTTACAACGGTCGGAACGCCAGGAAACGCTGGCGCTTATACGCAGATAGTTGTGGCGAGCGGTGCGCCGACTTTATATTACTATTGCTCAGTTCATAGTGGCATGGGCGGAACGGCTAACACTACACTGGCGACCCAAATCGCAACAATTCTTCAATCGCCGACAGTTGTTAACTCTCTGGCGTTGCTAAACTTGGAAGGGTCAGATGTTGTTATTACAGTGACCGATGCGGTTGAGGGCGTTGTATATAATCAAACTTATAATTTGACGAGCTATTCTGGAATCCAAGACTGGTATTCTTATTTCTTTGAGCCGATAGTTCGAAGAGATCAGCTCGCCATCACGGACTTGCCACCATATTCGAACGCGAGCATCGCGGTAACAATTAATTCAACTACGGCCGCAAAAGCTGGCGCTTTGATTATTGGCCAGTTTGCAGATATTGGTTTATCTCAGCATGGCGCGAGTTTATCGATTATCGATTATTCGACAAAGACGACCGACGCGCAGGGAAGAATTTCAATCACCGAAGGCCCGTATGCTGACAAAATGGAAGTTGACGTAATTCTTGATACTTCTCAGATTGGCGCGGCGAATACGGTTTTAACTTCGCTGAGAACAACTCCGGCGGTTTTTATTGCCGAAGACAATAACGACGACCTACTGATTTATGGATATTATCGAGAATTTGATATAATTCTCTCAAACCCAACAATTTCACGCATCTCGCTAGAGATCGAAGGACTGGTTTAAATGACAATCCCAACTATAACAACGCTACCAGTAGCGCCAGCCAGAACTGACGCTCCAGCGACATTCGTAACGAGAGCAGATGCTTTTCTGGCGGCGATTGTCGTTATGCAGGGCGAACTGAACACCACAATCGGAGCAATGAATACCGACATTGCTGGAGTCAACACAGACGCAACCACGGCAAGCAATGCGGCAACATCAGCGGCGGCTTCAGCGGCGGCGGCTCAGTCGGCTTCAAACGCAACTGCTTGGGTGAGTGGTCAGACTTATGCGGCAGGGGCAACGGTTTACTCGTTGATTAATTACAAGAGCTATCGAGCAATAACTGGCACGAGCGGAACAACTGATCCAAGTGCTTCGGCAGATTGGACCGCTTTAGGTTATGGACTGCCAAGCCAAAGTGGAAACGCTGATAAGTTTTTGCAGACAGACGGAACAAATGAAAGTTGGCAAGACGTACCAGCAAGCGGAGGTGTTTTTACTGCAACTGCATCTTGCGCGATTGCTAGTGGTGACAAGATAGTTGTTAACACAGATGGAACAATAAGTGCTGTTACTGGTGCTGAGGTTCCAAATAGT